CAATAATCTTATGGGTGAAATTAATAAGGTTTTAAAAAGTTCACGTAAAGATATTTTGGATTCAGTTGAACAACGATTAAACGAAATTAAAGTTAATGGTAAACCTTTAACTCTTAAACAAAAGCAGCGATTCTATAATGAAGCCAAGGGTCGTTTAGATGGTTGGTATACAAGTCTTGAGGACAAAGGCCCTATAGAGTTATTGAATGAACTAGAGCAAACACCAATACCGTTTGTATCTAAAGGTAGAATGCAAAGTCGTAAAGGCCAGATGACGTTCTTAGACTTGAATGAGGATCTCCGTAAGGCTTTGGAAGCGCATCGCAAAGAACCGTTTACACCAGATGAAGCAAACGAGATAGCACAAAAGGTGTTTGACCAGAAGCGATTGATTCAACGCAACAATGGTTTATTGAATGATGATTCAATCAGTGGTGCTGAGTTTATTGCTGAACTGGACAAACTGTTTGGTGAAGGCAATCAAGATGCTGCACGTGCAATATTGGGTAATGACGTATATGAAAACTTACGCAAAGAAATATATGAACGTGGATATGGATACATTCAAAAAAATATTCAACAAGTATTGTGTAATGATGGTATGTCTCAGGCTGTTATGCAACACATTTTGCGTGTTACTTCTAGTTTTGCATACACAACTATTTTGACGTTTAGACCTGCATATTATGTAGTTAATATTCTAAGTGCGCCATTTATTATGTATCAAACTGTTGGTCGTAGTGGTCTTATTAATGCACTTGCTAGAACTCGTGTAAGTGATGTTCCAAAGGCATTGTTAAATATTGGAACAACTTTGCCTAAACGTGCAATGGATGTTGTATTTCAAGGAAGATCAAAAGGCAGTAAAAAGTTTGATGAGGTTGCTGTAAGGAGTCCTACTGGCAAAACATACACGTTTGGTGAAGTGTATCAAATGCTTGAAAGTGCAGGTATTAAGTCTGAGTATACGTATATTACTTCTGCGTTGACTGATGGTACTTTGCTTCGAATGATACAAGATAATACTACTGGGACGAGTAAAACTTTTAAAAATATAATGATTCAGTTTTTAAAAAATGAACGTGATGGTTTTAAAAGAGTTGTAGACAAAGCAAACTACTTGGCTACTGGTTCTGATATGGCCTTTAGAGCATCAGTGTTTATTGAATCAATAGAAGCAGGTGCAGATGCAAGTGAAGCATTGGCTTTGGCTCGACGTTCATTGTTTGATTATAATGATACTTGGTTAAATCAGTTACCTTATGCTCGTTCTGCTTTTATCTTTGCAAGTTTCTTTTATGCCAACAATGTAAACTTATTAAAGGCTTATACAGACCCTGCAGTCTTAGCAAGATATGCAAGATTACTACGTATGACCAACACCACTAATACACTAAATAGAGCATTAAACGATGACCATGAGATGCCCTACAATATGTATTTTCCATCGTATGCTCAGTTTCGTATACGATATGATTATCAAGTAGCCAATGACCAACGTGCATACTTTAAGATGGCTCCATCATTACCTGCAATGGAAGCAATACAAAATCATATTGGTGTAATTGGTTATGTAATGGGTTGGGAAGGTTTTACTGCAGAAGATGCTATTGAACCAGTTTTAAATCTTAGAAGCCCAATGGTCAAGATTATTACTCAGATACTAAGTGAACAAGGTGATGAAAAGCAACCAGACCGAGTGCGTGAATCATATGTGCAATATTTTAATCTTATGACAGATGGTGACCCTGTGTCTATTGCTCAAGCAATTGAATTGTATTGTGGTGGTCAAGTAAAGCCTAAGTTTGTTGGATATGAAGCGGTAGGTAATGTAGATGGATACCATTATCCATTGAATGACCAACAGAAGAAACGATTCAATAGTACGTGGGATGTTTTTTGGAACATGGGTATGAGTGCTATGTACAACAGTTATGGTCGTTTATTGTTTCCTGAGGGTACAACCATGCAAGGTGCTACTGGCCCTGAACGTGCAGCACAGTTTTTGGGTTTTGCTACTCGTTCACGTATGGATACACCAGAAGCACAAGAAATGAAGATTATAGGAGCGCATTTAAGAGCATTACGTAAGATTGAAAACAGAGCAAAAGATTCTGCAAAAGATTCTATTATTGTTCCAACAATTAAACCTAAAGATTGACAACCCCTTGTAATCTTTGTATAGTTACGATGTTGCAATAGCAGCATAACCATATCGGAAGAAGAAGGAGAAGATATGCCTAAGTTTGGAAAATATTATCATAGTAGTACAGTAACATCGAATGTTGCCAGTATTGGAACATCGTTTGATAAGACTAAATTACATACACATTCATTGTTAAACAACTCTACTGACTTGAATGAAGGACAGCGTTTTAGAGGGTTTATTGAAGGATTCTACATCCGTGTAACAAACATTGCAGGTGGTAGTGCTACTCCAACTGTAACGTTACGTGTGGCTTGTGATGCCGATGGAGATTACAGTTTCTTTCCAGATACAGATGGTGAGTTGGCATTGGGTCTTACTACTAGTAGTAGTGGTGTTGCTGTGTATCAGTTCCAACTTCCATTGCAACAGTTCTTTGGTACAGATGAGTTGTACGTATTCATTAAGATTGACCAAGGTAGTTGTACACTTGCAAACAGTTGTATTGTTTGGAGTGAATAATGCCAGTCGCCAATCCCTTCAAACCTGAAGGTGATGGCGGAACTGTAAACTTAGGCAAAGAAGAACTCACTAGCCAATGTGATGGTTCGACTCAAAGTTTTACAGTTTCTGTGCCATACAAAGCAGGAACTCTTCAGGTATATTGGAATGGGCTTCAACAGACCTCGACAGAGATTACTGAAGATTCCCAAACAACGTTCTCTACAGACTTTACCCCAACTAGTGACGATACTCTCGTTGCAATATTCATCCAAAAATAGGAGTCTATCATGGCTGTTACTATTAAAACCGAACAGATTCGCAATACCGCAGTTACCCCTGCGAAGATTGACTTAACCCAAACCTTTAGTTTCGCTTCAGGTATTCTTCGTGCAGCAACACCTGCAGGAGATAGCGATGTAGCAACTAAGCAATATGTAGATGGATTGATTTCTGGTCTACATTGGAAAGATAGTGTACGTGCTGCAACTACAGCAAACATTACATTGTCTGGTACACAAACTGTAGATGGTGTGTCATTGTCTGCTGATGACCGTATCTTGGTAAAAGACCAAACAGACAAGACTGAAAATGGTATCTATGTGGTAGCATCGGGATCGTGGAGTCGTTCATCGGATATGAATGAAGGTTCTGAGTTTCCATCTGCTGCTGTATTCGTACGTGCAGGTACTGTTAATGCAGACCTTGGTTTTGTATGTACCAATGACAGTGACCCAACATTAGGTTCTACTGATATTTCATTCACTCAGTTCAACGGTGCTGCTAATATTACAGCAGGTGATGGTCTTTCTAAGACTGGTAATACCTTGTCTGTAAATGTAGATGATTCATCACTTGAGATTATCGGTGATGCTCTTCAAGTTAAAAGTGGTGGTGTTACCAATGATATGTTGGCAGGTTCTATTGCAAACGCAAAATTGGCCAACAGCACTATCTCTGGTGTTGCTCTTGGTCAGAACCTGAACTCATTGTCTGCTGCTTCTACAGGTGGTATTACACTGACTGCATTCAATGGTTCTGCTGCTGTTGCTGACTTGGCTATTAAATTAGATGGTTCTTCTTTATCTACCGGTATTTCAGGTCTTAAAATTGCAACATCTGGAGTAGATACTCTTCAACTTGCTGATGCTGCAGTAACAACAAGTAAGATTGCATCGTCTGGAGTTGAAACTAGTAATGTAAAAGATTCAGCAATTACTACTGCAAAGATTGCTGCAGATGCAATAGACGCAAGTAAGATTGCTGATGGTGCGGTACAACGTGAACACTTGAACAGCAATGTTGTTAACTCTGCAGGCGCATTGGGTCTTGATCCAACCAATAATGACTTGTTAGTAATCGTTGATGATTCATCTATTGAGATTGCTGTAAGCAATGATTTGGCAGTTAAAGCAGGTGGTATTTCTACTGCTAAGTTAGCAGACGCATCGGTAACTACAGCCAAACTTGCTGCAGATGCAGTAGATGCAAGTAAGATTGCAGACGCAGCAGTGCAACGTGAGCATCTAAACTCTAATGTTGTTAATGCAGCAGGTGCATTGGGTCTTGATCCAACTAACAATGACTTGTTGGTAATCACTGATGATTCTACCATTGAGATTAATGGTGAGAACAGTTTGGCTATTAAAGCAGGTGCTATTGATGGTGGATTGTTAAAGTTCGCTCCAAGATACATTAGCCTATCTGGAATGAATGGAAGCAAGACTGCATTTGACTTGACACTTGAGATTGATGCTGATTTGGTATCTGGAACCATTGTATACTTGAATGGTATTGCTATCGAAAAAGTTGCTTCTGCTCCAAGTACAGACCAGTATACTGTTAGTGCTAATGGTGGTACTGGTGGTGTTGGTTTGGTAACTTTTGGTACTGCTCCTGCTTCATCTGATACTGTAACTGTATTGTTCTTTGGATAATCTGTTAGACTAACCGTGCAAAGGGGTCTATACTACGTGTAGATCCCTTTGTTGTTTGGAGAGTGTGTTATGGAACCAGATGTCATGCAAATGATTATGAGTGGTGGGGCTAACTTGGCTTTTGCGATATTCTTGTACCAACAGAACAAGGACTTGCAGAAACGTGCCGATGAACGTGAAGCCAAGCAAGACCGAAAAGAGGAAGCATTGCGTGCTAGGTATGACCAAGTAATATCTGAACTTCAGGCCAAAGAAGAAAATCTACGTAAAGAGTTAGTAACGGATGTAAATAATTTAGAACGTCGAATGTCATTACTTGAGCAGAAAGTAGAAATGGTAGTTACAATAGTGAATGAGATTAAAGCCAAATTCGTGAGAGTTAGTAATGCCTAGTAAAACACCATCAAAAGGAAAACGGTTTGTTAAGGTTGTCAAGAATCCAAAGACTGGTCGCACAAGAAAGGTGTCCTATGGGCAAGCAGGCAAGTCTAAGAGTGGCACGGATCGTATACAGCCATCTACCAAAAAAGCCGATGCTTATTGTGCCAGATCAGCCAAGATTAAAAAGTGTAAAAATCCACCGTGTCCAAATGACCTTTCACGTAAAAAGTGGAAATGTGTAGGAACAAAGAGTAGACGATGAGTAAGAAAGATGCATGCTATAATAAAGTAAAAGATAGTTACAAAGTGTTTCCATCTGCTCGTGCTTCTCAGGCTATAGCCAAGTGTCGTAAAGATAAAGGACAGGTTAGAAAAACCGAAAAAGGCTCCAGTCTTAAACGATGGGAAAAAGAAGAGTGGAAGGATCAGTCTGGTAAACCATGCGGTAGCAAGCGCACCAGTACCCCATATTGCAGGCCTAGCAAACGTGTTAGTAGTAAGACACCCAAAACACGTTCTGAGATGTCCAAGGGGCAATATCGCTCCAAGGTCAGTCAGAAGAGTAGTGTTGGTCGTGGTAGAAGAGTAACCCCATTAAGGAGAACAAAATGAATCAAGACCTTTTAGCATTGACACCAGAACTGGTGTTGTTTGTACGTAAGTTAGTCCAACATTCACGTGGTGGATTGACCCAAGCAGAACGACAAGAACTTGTACAAGACTTGTTAGAACTGTTGTACAAGATTCTTAAAGAGTTGGTTGACGTAGACGCAACGACCCGTTAAGAATAGAATACAGATTGTCTGTATTTGATTGGTTTCTATAAGGCGGCTCCAGTTACTTGGAGTCGTCTTTTTGTTTTTGGAACCGTTGCTCCATTAGTTGCAAGTCGTGCATACTCATGACTGCTTCTTGCATGAGTTCTACTGGTGAACGGTTCTCTAGTTTGGCCAGTACACCAATGACTGCAATGAGATTGAATAGGCGCATACTGGTTTCACCCTTAATGCATGCGTGTAGTGTGTTGTGGTGTAGTCCTGCTAGGTGTGCAGTGCGATGGATGGATATACCGTTACGTGCCACAGCATGCGACAACCATCCACCAAGAGTATTACAGGGTGTTCTATCTTGCACCACCACCACCACTAAATAAAAGAAGACCACGGGAGAGGATAAGCACCCGTGGTCTTACTAAATAACAACCAATATTAATATATCATGTTTTTGATTGTTTGCTAATTTTTTCTTTTATAATTTGTGAACTGTAGTGTGCGTACATTTCAGCGAACTCAGGCCCAGAATGTATTACAGAACAGATAGCAAACAGAACTTGCATACCGGGATTATTGCTCTTTCTGGCTCGTAGAACAGTTGTCCGTTGTAATTTTGCTTTTCTACCTATTTCTGCATAGGTCATGCCAGACCTTTTCATCGCTTGATCTAGTTCATCCCTCCAGTGCATTTTGCTTCTCCTGTTCCTCTTGGAATATTGCATGTGAATAGAACTCCAACCACTTGTTAAACTCATCTGGATACAATGCTTTGATTAATGGATATAACTTGGCTACACTTGGTGTGCGTTCACCACTTTTATAGAACATGATGGCTGCTCTACTTATCCCAGTTTGTCTTGACAGTTCGGACTGGTTCGATGTGTGTTCATTGATTCGGTCTTTGAGTTTCTGTCTCCATAGTGATGGTGGTGGTGTCATTGTTTGTCTCCTGATAGTTTGATTATTTCGTTGAATGATTGTTTGACGTATATCCAGTTCTTTGTGGTCAGTTGAATCCCCGACCATCCATCGTCTGATATTTCGATACACACGATGTGTGCTGTGTTCACTACGATGTCAATGTCATCCAGTCCTGTAAGTCTAATTAGTTTCATTGTTGTCCTCTTTGTTTGGGAACTCTTGGCTCCAGTTGTTATTGATTTTTGTGGCAAGTGCGCCAAGGTGCTTACACTTGCTGCCCCGATACTGGTGATCAGGACAGGTACAAGTGTAACCGTTTTCATCTATTATGCAAGTCCATTTTGGGTAGTGGCCTATCATTTCACCACGATGACCCATAGTCAACTTACATTGCTCCAGTGCCTGTTGGAGTAGTGCTTCCTTGTCAGGGAATACACTACGCAACCTCCATAGGTCAACCAGTTCCTCTATTGTCTCTTGGATGGTCATAGCCACCCCTTGTGTCGTAAGTACTTACGACCATTCTCGATAAGGTCATACACATCCCTTGGAGATTCTAAAGGTGATATATCCATGTTTGGATTTTTAGTATCTTGATACCACATCTTTGCAGTTTTTCCTTTACCTGTGTATATCGTCAAGTCATAATAGTACACACCATTGACATCACTGATATGTAGTGCATGGTAGCATTCAGGTTGATAGGGCCATTGTGGATTCTTGAACGATGGTATCCCATTAAAGTTCAAGTCTCCTGCTTGACTCGTCCATCCCATGTCCGTAAGACGTTCAATCATTACGTCTGGTGGCCCATCCAGTAGTGCCATGACACGTTTGGTATCGTGATGATCCATGATACTATTAAGTGCGTCATGGCCTAGTTGGATGGCCAGTACATTGAAGGCAACGTGTGCCTTTTCAAACGTACTTTTCATGGCAGGGTCTGTGGCTAGGTCAATCATGCGTAGAAAGTCATGATTGAGTTCGTTAAGTTTATGGTTAGTAGGCATTGTATTGTCCTCTTAGTGGTTGCGCCAGAACTCTTCGTCTGACATGGTTGTTTTGGGTTGTTGGGGTTGTTGTAGTGGTGGTGGTGGTTTGGTGACGTTGGGTCTAACTGTTGGCTGTTCTGGTGGTACATATACTTCACCTACCACATTACCATTATCATCCAGTGTCAGGCCTGCTGTTTTCACCATCCGTTGAACTGCCCATAGGTATGGGTTGAACAGTTTGCCTTTGTCCTCCTCAAGTCGCTCCAGTACCTTGGCATGGTACTCAGGGTTGCGGATTGATTCGGGCATGGTTGGCATATCTCTACTGGTACGATAAAAGTGCAGTAAGTTTATTTGTCCTGTCCTGTGCATGAGTTGTCCTTGTTCCTCAAGTTCGCTCCATGACATCATGTTGGGATACTTGGCTGTAGCACCCTCGCATATACACCTAGTTGACGTTGGCTTACGATACTCTTCACCACCCTTGACGTATACTGACACCACCTTCACGATTCCAGATTGATACTGGCAATCAGGACAGTAGTGGTAGGTGTTTCCTCTTAGGCCAGTACCACCATTCTCTTTTACAAGTGCTTCTACCTCTTGGAGATAGTTGCTCAGGTTTACTGAGTTTGGATACTCGAAGAACTTGCAACATAAGTTGTCCATTGCGTCAATCAGTGTTTTATCTTTGAGTTCATCTTTGAGCAACACTGCTGCCCAACTTCGCTCCATCACACCTTGCCATTCCTTACTCTTAGAAAAGTGTTGTGCAAATGTACCCATAACTATTTGTATCGCTTTTAAACTACTCATATCAAGTTACCCTCATTGTCATATTGTGGTAGTGCGCTTGGTCTACCTGTGGTTGTTGTTGTTGTGGTTTGTTCCTCAAGACTAAATGCCCAGTTTTGCTCCAGTCTTTTAAGACTTACAGCAGGGTCAAAAAAGCCTTGGTCACGGAAGTACTTGGCTCGTCTGTGTGAACTGGTAAAGTGCCATGTTAGTACTTGTGTGGCCTTGTCTGCTTGTTTACGACAGGCGAATATTACACTCATAGAGGTTGCATTGACGTATGGTGGATATCTATCATGATAGTCATGATACAACTTTAGCCACCTTGCCAAGATTGCACGACAGTTGTCACTTTCCATTACACCCTGTGCCACATCCATCGTACATTCAGGGTCAATGGTTAGTTCATATCCATCTATAGTAATGGACATGTCGGTCTTACCACCACCACCACTATTGGTAACTGGCTCCAGTGCCTGAGTAGGTGTGGGTACTGTGGCCTGTTGGATACCAAGTTGCTCCAGTGTCTCTTGGTATCCGTTCACAAGGTGGATTCTCTCATTTTGACTGTGTACCATTGTACCCCCACCATGAGGGTACACGATACACCAAGGTGTGATGGTAATTGGGCTATTACCCTTGGCGGTTCTCAACATGGTTGCCCCCAAGTATCTGTTGGTATGTTTGAACAAGTCGTCTGATACTGTCACGACTCATAAGCATCCTGACTTCTTTACCATCGTGGCAGACCTTATACTCAATGTCTACCCTGAGATAGTTCTCACCCAATCCAATGGTTAGTGCAGGGTAGAACCGTGGGACAACTTCTAGTCCAGAACTATTCGACCAACTGTGACTCAGGTCACATGGCTCTAGTCCTAACTCCTGCAATGCACGTTCAACATGTTCATTCTTTTGCTCAAAACTAAAGTCGTCTAGGGGTGCGTTGTTGTACTCATAGACGTTGTTTCTAAGATTAAGTTCTGTTTGTTTCATTGGTTCTGTCCTCTATTTCTGATTAATGTTTCGATATCTTGTTTGCTGTAATGTTTTTTTGTATGCCAGTCATACAATGTTTGATTATTACGGAACCTATGTCCATAATACTTTTGTAGGTCTGCAACTGCTTTGTCGTTGTCGTTATCGTTATCTTGGTGTAAAACCTGATATAGGTGTAACCTTGTCAGGAGGAGGTTCACTTGTTGTGCAGTCATTATCCTCTGGCTCCATAAAATAGGTTTACGACGTATCTTAAGATGACACACGTCAACCGTGTTTTAGGCTGACCATCTAGTTGGTCTAGTATCTCAAACAGGTTGGTCAGGTGTTCACGTTCTGTAAACGTTAGAGTAAGGCCATCTGTTAACAGGTCAATATTTTCCTGTATTTGCTCAGGTGTAGTCATAGTATCCTCATTGGTTGTTGGTTGGTTGGTTATTATCTTCCTCTATATTGTCGATGAATTTAAAGATGGCATGCATAAGTTTCCATCTTGTCGCCTTATTTATCTTCATATCTGGCAGATATTTGGCTGCCTGTAACAGGTCATATATCATCTGTCGTTGTGTAGGTGTTAGTGTCACACCTTGAGTTAATTCTTCTAATTTACTTTGTATTTGCTCATGCTCAGTAAGTCTCATGGTATCCTCTTGGTTGTTGGTTGTTTTATTTTGAAACTTTATCGAATTCTGATTTTATGGTGTCGTAGTCATTACAACAACATAAAATCTCTCTGTCTGACAGAGAGATTACTGCATACCAAACTCGGCATGCTGCGATAAAAGTAAATAGTTGATATTTATTATTTGTTTCGAGTATTGTCATATTATCCTCATTGGTTGTTGATTGTTCATACCCTATTGGGTATATACTAATCTTAATTCATTGTTACAGGTGTGTCAAGTATTATTTGAAAAAACACTAAAAATAATTTGGAATATTATACACCACCACCACTACTATTCCCACTATTACTATACTATAACACTATTACACTATTGGAGATTTTTCTATAGTGGTGGTGGTGGTGATATAAGATAAAAAATCTCTTACTATAATTATACTATACTATTACACTATATAGCAAGAATCATGCCAAACTGAAAAGGCCTTGCTTCAAGAATCGTGCCAAACTGATTTTGCTCCAGTGCCATTTTGCTCCAGTGCCAAGTTAAGACTCCCCGCCACGGGTGGCGGGTGGGGGTGGTGTCTCATCGTAGCCTTGGCCTTTGGTGGGTAATTACAGAAAAATCCCAACTACAAAAAAAGATGAAATAAATAAAAAAACTTTGCTCTTTTACTTGACATCTGTTTTTTTATGTGTTACAATAGTAACAGATAGAGAAACTATCTAACTAACAACCAAATGAGGAAAAACCATGTATACAAATATCACATATACAAAATTAAAGGACGGGCGTTTTGAGGTTCGATTCACTCAACAAAATACAATACCCAATTACAGGGTTACTATATGGTGTGAGTATTATAATTCACTATCTGAATTGAAATTCAAATATCCAACTGCACAACCAAAATAACAACCAAATTACAAAATGAGGATAAAAAAATGATTAACCCAAATGATTATATTATAGAAGAAAATATCGAGAAATTCCGTAACTTCATGGTATCTGATAAGACCATTGCAACCGCTTTATATGGTGATTATTCCGATGATATGGGATATGAGAAACTTATGTGTACAAGTACGGGAACGCCTAGACAAATCTTGTCTGTACCTTCAAACAAATTCGATATAGAAAACGGTTATGTGTCAATCGTTCAATATCTAGCACCGTCAACACTGGTCACAGGTCTGAATACCTGTAGATTCGCCGGGGACTGTTCTAAAGTTTGTCTAGCCTTTCAAGGGCGTTTACAGTTGCATGTTAGAGAATCGTACACCAAAAAAACAATAGCTTTGTACAAATATACAGAGAGATATTTGAGACAATTGATATCTGAGTTTTATGTACTTGCTGTTAAATATGCGATGCAGAACAAATTTGTATTTTTGAGGTTCGACGGACTGTCAAATCTTCCTTTTTGGATGGTTATAGATATTCCTAAATTACGTCAGGACGTTAAAAACTTTCTTGGTGGATACGACTATACAAAAAAACCCGTTAATGATTCTTTTGTGGGTTATGATATAACATACTCATGGAATGAAAAAAGCGATTTACAAATTGCTAGCCGCTTTGACTCTGTCGCCTACGTACTTAATAAGAAAGACGTAAAAAGATTATTATCTGAATATCCTGAAACGTTTGTTAACGGGGATAAAACCGATATTAGGCCATTAGACGATAAAAAACACGTGTTACTATCCTTTAAGGGTAAAAAAACCGATAATGACTTTGTTATGTCCTATGATGGCCTTGTATCCCTTCTAGGTTTGGAAGGTGTCACATGTTGAAAAAGATTAAAGACTTTGCAGATATGGCCTTTTTGCCCGTTGTAATGTGTTTCACTGTTACATGTGGCCTATTGTTCTTTCGGTTCCTTGCATGGGTTGCGATATGGTTAAATTAAAATTCTACTGTATTGTGTTCATACTTTTCAACATGGTTCACAGCTGCTCATAAAAATAAATTAAAAAAACATTGTATCCTATGTTGACAACTGTAACAATATAGGATACAATATATATATATCCAATGAAGGATATAACAACCAAAGAGGATAACATGAAACAAATAACCTTTTCACAAATCGTATTCTACTTGATGAAAAAACACGGTATCGGTGCATACAGGGTAGAAGAAACAAATACTACTTTTGAAATCACAAAAAACGGTATGTTTGACGATATCGCTGTAAGTATTGAAATGGGTACATATCTTAATGAAGATACTGTTAAAACTGAGATTGACTTGGCCATTATTGAGTTAGAAAAGTTGTTAGATGCTGAACAGGATAGACTGACTAAAAAATTAATGGACTCTTTGAATATGGAAGATATCACAATTAGAATTAATGGAATGTCAGATATAGATGATTCAGTACTGAGATAAATATTGCAATAGCAACATATCAACCCCTTGTCACTAGGCAGGGGGTTTTTTGCTTTTTCAGCATATTGCAAACACAGCAAAATAAATACTGCACTTGCAACACCACCACCACTATTGTATTATGCTACTATTACAGCATAGGATACAAATTGTTGTAAATGCAGCACACCGAACCCACAAAAACTCATAAGGTAAGGGGTATAAATGAAAGGTACAAAATCCGCAAGGCTAGAAGCCCCAAAAACTCTAATATCTAGGAGTATTCGAAATAGGAATATTAACGGGTTACTTTGGGGGTTTATTACCCTAGCACATGAAGAAATTAAGGTATCGGGCCAAATAGAGACTTTTTCGGGGTCGGATATACGGGACTTTGTAAAACTATTGCATGCTAGAGAGATTGAGAGCAAACTCCAAGATGACACAAACGCAGCAATATCCACGCGGCAATTGCAGCAATGGATTGACGCAAGTACAGCAAATGACACAAACGCAGCAAAGGAAACCAATGTTGCAAAGACAGCATCAAAGGCCACGAAATCCAAATAACGCGCCTGCAGCATCAGAGGGGCACCGGTGTTGCAAGCGCAGCACTCCAAACCTCCGAGGGCCACATGTTGCATCATCAGCAATATCTAGGCAGGGTGAGGGAGGGTTATTCGGATGGTAACTAAATACAAGAATCGAATTGCTGTCAAAGTAGCAATATCCAGTGTAGGGATCGGTCGGGTTGCTACGTCTACAGCATGAACCCTTTCATGCTATAGTAGCAACACCCGACAAGATCCTGAAACGGATATTGCGTTTACAGCATCTTGGTTTTTGATATTGCATATACAGCAAAGTGGAGTAACCGATATGTAACCGTATGGTTATGTATCGGTTATGAAAACGACATAAACAAAGGATTCAACTAAATGATAGAACAAGTAAATACAATATTCTCAGACCCTTTCCAGTTTATTAGCAGATTGAATATAGTCGATAAGAATGGTAGAGTAGTCCCCTTAAGACTCAATGCAGAACAAATAGACATTATCAACGGTTTACAAGAGGGTGATGATACTTTAATCCTTAAACCTCGACAAATAGGCAGTAGCACGGTCGTATGTGCTTATATGTTTTGGAAGGCCTACACAGCAACCACACCATTAACCTGTGTGATACTTTCATATAAGATTGCATCTAGTAAACATCTATTGCATATACATAAACGTTTTTATCAGTATCTCCCAGAGGTTCTTAAAAGGCCCTTAGACGTTGACAATACAACAGAACTAGCCTTCAAGGGGGGTGGTAGGATTGTAGCCGCAGCAGCAACACAGGCAGGTGGTTTACGGTCTTATACGTGTTCTATGCTTCATATATCTGAATATGCTTTTGCTGAAAATCCAGAGGAGTTAAAGGCCACAGCGATTAGTGCATTGAATGATGGACAGTTAGTTATAGAGTCTACAGCGAACTACTACAATGATGCATTATGGAAGGAGATACACAAGTATCATACAGGTGAAGCACATTGGAAATATCTATTCTTTCCTTGGTATATGCATAGCGAGTATAGCATGGAGGATATAGGGCTAGAGTTAACAGATGAGGAGACTAAACTACAGTATCAGTATGGTCTAACCCTTGGACAAATAGCATGGAGACGTGAGAAGATAAGCAAACTAGGATGGGAAAAGTTTGTACGTGAGTATCCGTTAACATTGGATGAGGCCTATAGGATTAGTGGGAATACATACTTTACAGCACAGGACTTTGACCATGTGAATGTAATACAGGTACAGCCTAGTGAATGGACAACATTTGAGAATCCTAATCCAGATGATTCTTATGCTGTAGGTGTAGATGTTAGTGGTGGTGTTGGTAGGGATTATGCAGTAGTCTTTTGTGTATCTAGGATGACCTTACAACCAGTATGTATATATCGTAGTAATACTGTAAGCCCTGTACAGTTGGCCGATTATATCTATGATATGAGTGTTACATACAATAATGCACTGGTATTGGTAGAGAGTAATAACTATGGGTTGGCTACTATACAGGAGTTAAAGCATCAGGGATTCCATCGGTTTTGGTTAGACCCACATACAGGTAAGGACTTTTTGACCACTGGTAGAACTAAGCCATTGTTGTTTGAGAACTTAAAGAAGGGGATACAGACTGGTAGTATTCATATGATAGATAATATTACTGTAACTGAGTTGCGTAGTATTACGGTAGATGAGAAGGGTATCTTGCGGTTTGGTGATGATATGGATACACACTGTGATAGTGCGATGGCGATGTCATTGGCCTATTGGTGTTTAAATAGTGTTAAGTTAAAACAGAATGCATATTTGCCAGATTGGATTATTGCACAGAAGGCGGATAGAGTACAACAGGCAGGTGGTGTAAGTCCACAGTTGCATAGGAGATATTGATGGCATTTTGTCCTGAGTGTGGTGAAAACCCGTGTAAGTGTGGAAGCATACCATGTCAAAAGATTGGTGATTTGGATTTGGTAAGACTAGAGTATATGGTAAACAATAAAGTATTCCGAATAGTAGTACCGTTAGATTTAGTAAATCAATATGAAGAGTTGTATAGTAGTATACGGTTAATGGATGCCAAAGGTAACATTATTGAGTATAGTAGTGTTAGTAATAGTGGTGTTGGTGGTAAGGAGAAAAGTAATGGCACGAACCAGTAAAGAGATTGTACATTTGATTCGTACAGTGTTGGATGAGCATAATGATTTTTATGACCAACAACGAGCAGAACTGAAGCGATATCGTGATGTATATGAGAACAGGTTTTGGCAGTCAGAGTACATGGATGATACAATGGTTCGAGTTGAGACTGCTGACTGTTTTGGTTACGTTGAAGGTTTTATTGCCAGTTTGTTTAGTCGTAATCCTGCAGTTGTGGTAGCCAAAGATACATCTATTATTGAGGGAAATGCATTGATGGCCCAAGAGGTTGTTAATAGATTCTTGTTTGACAAACGTGAGCAGTTAGAGATTGCTAGTAGACTTGCCTTGATTTATCCTTCATCGTTCCTCAAACTGTCCCCCACAAGTAGCACGGATATGCTTGAAAAGGTGTCTATCCGTGCTATTCCTTGTTGGGAGATTATACGTGACTTGGATGCCAGTAGTTGGGATGAGCAGCGATATGTAGCCCATGCGTACTACTTGAGTGTACCAGAAGCAAATGAAAAGTTTGGTAAGAAGAAATGGACTGCTATACCTAAGGTGGATTACTTTACACCACAGGAAAAGTATACTGGTGTTAGTGAGGATTTACCAGATGATTACTTGTATATACAGGTAGTGGAGTTCTATGACATGGCTTATGACATGTTGTATTTTTGGACACCGAATCATGGTGATGGTGAGTCGTTATTGGAAAAGTCACAGATACCCATCCGTACTTATGATGACAAGCCATTGAGTCCTATTTGTCCGTTGTACTATGCACGTAGACCAGAGAAGCCTATGTTGGGTATGAGTGCTGTTAGTCGTGTGTATGACCAGTTCTATGAAAAGAATATATTAAGAACATACTGGGCCAACTCAGTACGTCGAGATTCTCGGCAGTATCTGTACAAGGAAGGCTCGTTAGATGAAGAAGCATTGGCAAAGATTACAGCAGGTATTGATGGTGCAATGATTCCTGTTGATGAACCTGTCCTCGATGGTATCATCCGTGCTGTGGGTGTAGAACCGTTGAGTGGTAACTTTGACCGATACTTGAACTATATTGAGCAAGACATTAATCGTGGTAGTATTTTGGCCCCATTTAGTCGGGGGGAAGCGACTAAGGCTACTGCTACTGAGGTTACTGCGCTTGCTCAATATTCTGCTAGTGAGATTGGTAAGTTGGCCCGTGAACGTGACAATGCTATTGAACGATTGTCATTGGTGTATTTGCGTACGATTAGTTTATTGGCTGAGGATAATGAGCAGGCTGTGATTGAGATTAACAAGTTGCCTAAGGTGATTACTGTACAGGACTTGGATGCTAAGTTCCGTATTGTTGCGCTTGACCAGTCAAGTACTCCATTATCTGAAGCATTAAAACGTAGTAACTTGGTTCAGTTGCTTCCAGTGCTTACACAGTTGGGTGTGTCTCCAGAGAAGATTAAAGAGGAGATTGTACGTCTTTATGACTTACCAGAATCCTTTATGGAAACACCACCACCACTACCCCAACAACCGCAAGCAGGATTGGGTGGCGCACCAGAGGAAACAGCCATGAATACCTTAGCAGGTGACATTGGAGCACAAGGTGAGGTTCCAACACAACAACTTGCACAGATGCTTGGTGGAGGTATCTAATGCCACGATACACTTACGGTTGTCGATTGTGTGATCTTGAACACACTATGATAGTTAAGTTCACCGACCCAGATCCACAGGTTTGCGGTATGGACACTCCCAATAGTGGTTGTGGTGGTGAGTTATATAGAATGTTACGTGCGCCTAGGGCGCATAGTAGTTGGAATACTACTGGCCGATATGGTGTCAATGGTTATTATAGCAAGGCCCTTGGAAGGCACATTGAGTCTCCACAGAAGGAGAAGAAGATAATGGAGTCACGGGGTTTTGTTTGTGAAGCGGATCTCCCTAAAGACCGATGGGATAGTGCTGTAGAGACTCAGAAGCGACGTGTAGCCGAACAGGATAAAAGCATAGAAACCTACACAGAAGCCTTAAAAAGTGGTAAAACAAAAGAAGAAGCCGTTTGTGCTGCATTTACAGCAAGTGATGCAGTCAGTGGTAAACTAGATGAAACATGGGGTAAAAAATGAAAGAAGAAATGATGAACCAAGGCCAACCATCGATGGAAATGGAAATTGAGATTCAAGGTGCTGAACAAGAAGATGAGTCTATGTTTGGTGAAATGGCACCCAAGGGTCGATTCACTGCTAAGGCTTTAAACAACTTGGTAAAAGCAACAAACCGTTTGCTGCCATTGTTTGACCAAACACCTGACTATCCATCGTTTGACCAGAATATTACTGAGTTTCCAACGGACTTTGTTCGTGTATTGGCTATGTTTAATGGTGCTGTTAGTGGTGCTATTGAAGAAAACTTGATTGATGAAGAACTAGACTTTGACATGTCAGAGATTACTGGCGATGAGAATGTCAATATGTTGGCAGGCAAGTTAAACCGTTTAGTGAATGACCGTTCATTTAAAAAGTATCTTAAAGGCATGTCAGATGATAAAGGTGAATCTATGGAAGAAGAAGAACCTGAATCAGAACAAGGCATGCAAGAAGAAGATGTAGATGCTTTGTTTATGGAGCGGATGTAATGCCTATACATAAAACTAAAGGTGGATACAAGATTAAGAACGTTAAAGGCACATCGCCAACCAAAGCGGCTGCCAAGAAACGATTAAAGGCTGTAAAAACAAGTCAGGCGGCCAAGAAGAAAGGTTGTTCCTGTCATAAACCCAAACGGAGATAACATGCAAAACACTACCTCTAATGAGACTGTTGAAGCACCAGAAACCACAGAAGCAGTTGAAACTACCGAAACAGTAGACCCAAATGCAGATACTGTATCTATGACACTTGAAGAACTGTTGTCGATTGATGACCTTATGGACATTGATGAAGAACAGTTTGAAGAGTTTACAGACGATGCCAACCACAAAGGCATGAAACCACTACATGAGTGGATGCAACATATTCCAGAAGATGTACGCAAACATGTAGCCAATATTCGTTCATCGTATACACGCAAGACACAAGAACTTGCTCAAATGCGCAAAGAACTAGAATCAGAACGACAAGCATTAATGGCCCAAGAAGAACTGGCTGTGAATAATCCATACTTGCGCCAAGCAGAACAAGTATTGGCCAATGAAGAAGAGTATGACTTGTATACTCCAGAAGGCATGCAAGCAGAGATTAAACGTCAAGCGGCACAAATGCTTCAAGAAATGATGAAACCTGCACAACAAGAAATGCAGATGAAACAACGCAAGATGCAACTAGAGCAGTTTAAAAGTGATAATCCAGAGTTAATGGATGATGCTTACCGTCTTCCTGTTGCACAGATGCTTCAAGAACGACCAGAACTAAAATTGGAAGATGCATTCTACATTGTAAAAGCCAAGGTAGATGCTGAACGATTAAAGTCTGAACGTGCGCAAGTAGCACAACAACGGTCTGAACGTCGTGAAACATTGCGTAAAACATCTACTGGTAAGTCTGTAAGTCCATCTGGAACTCCCAAGTTTCGTGATGCATGGGAAGCATACCAGTACCATAAAAGTCAAAACGCAAAGAAATAGGTGATATATGCCCAAAGGAAAACGTGATGTATCGAAGATTATTGTACACCATACAGCGTCTCCAAGATCGACGACGGTTGACCAGATTCGTGACTGGCACGTCAATGGCAATGGGTGGAGTGATATTGGGTATCACCTCATTGTGTTGGGTGATGGTTCACTCGCCAAAGGTCGATCAATAAATAAAACTGGAGCGCATTGCAAAGGTCACAACCAACGGTCTATTGGTATCTGTGTGACTGGTAATACATCACAAGAACCACCTACAACTGCTCAGGTGGAAACCTTATTGGGCACTTTAAATAGACTTATTGAAGAGTATGGATTGACTCGTCAAGATGTCTATGGTCACCGAGATTTCGGAACTACAGAATGCCCCGGCAACTGGCTTTACGCAATTTTAGGACAATACAAACAAGGGTTGTCTTGACAACCCAATAACCCAAATGTATGATACTATTGTTCGATGGACTTTTAAAGCACCCTGACAACAGACATTCCGAATGGAACACGTTTAGACTCATACAAAGATAATAAACTTTAATAGGTGATAAAATGGCTATTTCTAATGATTTGCTATCGTCAACCTTGTTCTCCATTCGTGATGGCGAAGTTGACGAACT